AGTTCTCAGCATCTGAGCATTTAGTCGTTTAGACGATTCCCAGCTTTGCTTTGATCCGCGCACAAATCGATTGTACCCGGCTACAGCTCCGCTTGGATCAACGCCTAGTCTTAGTGTTGCGGTTTCTGTCGCCATCAGCTTTCTCTGCCGCTTTGTCCAGCCACACCACGTCTAATAGTGAGACCACTTCGTAAATCATCATGCGTGACTCGCCCATAAGCTGGTGCAAATCTAGCCACGCGACAATCTCACTTACGGGTATCCCCATCGGAGCGAGACCCATTGGCCTCGCCCGATGGAGTTCCGCAAAGCACTTCCAAAACAGTGACAAACGGATATCTATGTTCGGCTTTTCATCAAGCGCCTTTATTGAGAAATTGGGCCTGCGCTTTCGTATTGCACGCAAATCCTTTTCACGCGCTCCCCACTCTATTTGCCAGAGGAGGAGCTTTTCGAGTTTCCCGCTGCAGCTTTTACAGCTTCGGCCTTGAACGCTTCCCGCTCTCGCGACATCAACATGATAGTTTCGAAGAAGTCTGGATAATCCTTGTAGATCTCCAGTGCTTTCTCCTCACTATATGGCACAAGGACTTCATTGAGATAGAGTTCCGTCCAATCGAGAAGAACGAATTTAGATACGGCGAGACGCAAATCGTTTGTCTGGGTTTTCACCCCTTGATCAAATCGTCGCGATGCGCGCCGCTCGATGAGCCACTCTTCCATCGCAGAGTTGTTGAACCGTGCGACTTTAACTTTGGCATCACCAGCAAACTCCATCCATGTACCATGATTGGCCTTATCCTTGTCTATTGAGAGACTCGCGAGATCGAAACCCTTGCCGGACATAAAACCTCCATTTACGTAAACTTCACTATTCGAAACGTTTCGGCTTCAGTGGGGTCTTTCTTAGCTTCCCACGTCAAATCGGCCATGATATCCTGATTTCGTCCACCAGCAACACGCTTGCCATCTGTGAACTTGACTTCAGGGACGTCGAGAATGTATGTATTCCCGGCGCTATCCGTCAGACACATCGCGATGTTCGAACTTGTGAAGTTCAAGTATCGATCCATCGCTGCGATTGAAGAGAAATACGCCTGCAACGTGCCGGTCAGAGAAATCGTCCCCAAACCGACGCTAATTGCTCCAAGCGTGCCAATCTGCAGTCGAGTCCGCAGATTGTTGTTCAACAACAACGTAAACGCCGTTGACGCGTAGACTGCACTGTTTTCGAAGACGTAATCCACGTCTTCAACTGCTGCCATCACTTCATTCGAATTGGCAGCGGTGATGGCACTGTCCAACTTGGTAGTCGCGGAAACCGCGTCTTTACCAAGCATACCAAATGTTCCGGTGATTACGCCATCAACCGGGACATTGAGCGCCATCGTGTTGACGCACATACCAGACAAATGCTCGAAAACATCCGGCGTGTCGAGATCCTGGTAATCCTTTTGAATCGTTGCCGACCAAAAAGTTGTACCAGTCATCAACTGTGATCCACCAGTGATAACCACCGACTCACCTTCGGCATCATCAACGAGAATGCCGAGTTGATGAACGAGGATGTTTGTTGCATCAGTGCCAGTCAACACCTTCCAACAACGATTCGCTGTGGTCGCGGCCCCAGTGAAACCCGAAACCTTGATCCACGTATTGTCGGCTGGTGTATTTGTCCACGCACCCGCGCTAATGGCAAACTTGTTAGTCGCTGCTGTAGCACTGATCAACACCGATCCAGCGTGCACAACGACCGTTGAAGGCCACGCCGCCGCGCTGTTCATCAGCGCCCAACGGAAGAAATCATCGTACGTCTCATACGAAAGCTCAAAGTTGATGTCTCCACCGGCATCAATTCCGGTTCTGATAACGTCAACATTTTGCCGATCGGAACGGATCTCCTGACTCGCAACAGATTGCGTGTTCTGTCCTAGAGACTCGCTTGTCAAGCGTAGTTCTTTGTAGGCGACAGTGCTCGTTTTTACTCCGAACGTTGCCTCCTCGTCATAACTTACTTGTATCCGATCGGCACTTGCTGCGTCTGTCGCAAAAGCAGTAGGCATGAATGGATCTCCTTAGAAAACATCCACCCAAAATGGGCAAGTGACATTAATCTGATAATGTTTTCCCGAACGACCAATGGTTTTCACACTTGGAGTTCTGTAAGTGATTTTATCCACCTTCTGCGTTCGAAAAACCGTTTCTACGTGCGCAACCAACGCATTGATCGCCTTTGTTCCAATTCCCAACGAGGAAAAAAGTTGAAACACGATCGTTCCTTGTCGTCGAATGCGCTTGTTATCTGCACCGATATCAGCCTGAAAATTGTCCCCATGCAAGACCGTAGCACGTATCCACGGGTCAGTCGTCGCAGCAGGAAACTCTTGATTATCGTACACAATCGTCGTACCCGACATCAAAGGTTCAAGAACCGTGTTGATCCTCGCACCTATTGTGTTCATCAAATCTTCGTGAGTTCCATCAGCCGCCATTAGAAGATACTCGCTATTCTTGCCAACGTTACTTCCATCATCCCGTTTGGCGCTTGTGTACTACTACCGTTATTCAGCTTCGTTATGTACGGTACGTTGTTGGTGATCCATATCCACTGATTCCAACGAACGTTGTTTGCGTTAGCGAACTGCGAGCTAAGAACCGAGTTAGCCTCAGCAATTGCAGTCCCCCTATCCGTACCTTCCGGCGAGCCTCCGTAGACTTCGCCCTCGGCTGGAGAACCAATAGTTAGTTGCCAGTTTCCTCGTGCACGTCCTAAGTCAACAGGAGTCATCTCCACGAGACTCTTCAACGCTTCAAGCGCGATTTTCCGTTGAAACGTTCTCTGCATAAAAGCAGGTAACGATCTTGTGAACTTCGCCACTTTGCTATTGAACTCACGAAGATTAGTCGCCACGAAGGTGCAACCTCCAAGCCGCCTCTCGTGAATCGGAATAAATCGGAAAAACTCTCAATACCCGATACGTTACAGAGTTAAAAATCATGATCCCGTCTATATCTGGAACAAACGTCAGATCCCGTTCGGCCAAGATCGTCTGCACATCCTTTTGTTGGATTATGTCTCCATCAACATAGCGGTCCTCAAATGGAAAAGGAGGCGAGCCTTTCACCACAAAACTTACCGGCGTCTCTGTCGCCAACTGCGTAGCAGGGTCAAACGCACCTTTTTCTGTTGTTTGATACGTCATATCTACGCCGAGATCGTCATCGATTAGCTCGACAGCAAGATCTCGCATCTCGTCACCGAAATCGGTCATCCACGCTCCAGTAACGTTGTACGACGAATCAACTCGTCGATAAGCTCTTCGACTAGACTGAAACGCTTGTACTCGCGCTTCTGTCCGAAATACTCGATTTCCTTTTCTAACGGTCCAACTTTCTTACGTTCCTTCTTGATACCCGCCACCGACGTTGAAAGATCCGGTAACAGCCCGTTGGTTTCCGTAATATCAAGATGTGCCAAAATAGCTGAAGCTTCCAGCAACACCCTCGGCATAGTCGTGCTCTCGATCACGTAATCGTCACGATCAGTGATATCTTTGCGCGGCCAGTTCAAACGTTGGGTCTCGTTTGAACGTGTACCAAGCCATTTCTCACCAAATACAGCATCAAGATATTGCGTAGCAACTTTCAACGCAGTTTCTTTGCGCAACGTTGTTGCGCCGCTCCACGTGGTAGGTACAGGCTCGTTATGGTCCGCATGATACAGATCTGCATTTTCCACGCTCTCGTAAGAGTTCGCGTTCGTCAAACCCGCACCAGTTTCAACAACCAAGTCCGATTGTGCTGGCATCGCTATTCCTCGTCGTCAAAAGGGTCCGATGCCGTTGGCTCCGGTGCTTTCGGCGACTGATGCTCCGGAATCGGAGAACCGTCGTCGTTACACAGAGTACAACCATTCGCTAGCATGCGATCCACCATGTGGTCCTCGCAATGCGTAACACCGGCGCCTCCTCGTTACCAACAGTGTAACCCTGTCGTTTGTACCGATCCACCATGTTCGGCGGAATCGGCCCGATCTTCTCGTTGCCCTTAACGGCGTATAAACCCACGATCAGTCCTCCATCCGAACAGCGAGATTACCATCCAGAGTCTTGACCCCGTAGAGCACATCGAGCGCGATGTGAACTTCGGAGCTATCACCGACGTAGTACATTCGACTACGCAGATTCAAACCAGTGATCGGATCCTTGGCGATCGCAACGTTCGCGCCCAACTCATTCCCGATCGTCGGGAGAGGCGCGAGCACCAACGCAAACGCGTTGCGATGATACGCAATGTTCATCTTCTTGCTCGTCGGCGTGTGGATCTCGGAGGTAGCATTCTCATTGAGAGCCACCTGTAGCGCAGGCGAGATGTTCGCCGTACCGGTTGTTGAAACAACCATGTCGGAAGTCAACACGTACTGCTGCGTCATGCCAGCCGTGCTGAACGTGTGGATGATCGACCCTTTTTTGTAGGTCGCATCGGTGTCGCTCTTGACGACGAACGCCGAAAGGCCGATTGCCACAGCAGCATTTACCGCACCAGTCGTGTCGGCAGGAGTTGCCTCGTCGTCATGAGTTGCAACGTTCTGATTCGCGAAGATATTCAGTCCGTACTTAGGACCGAGCGAACCGGAAACTTGCGTTTGAACACCGCGATCGCCAGCACCTTGCTGTTGGCTAAAAGCGGAGTCCTCGATCAGCGCCTGCTCGAAAGTACCATCGACCATGGCCCACATGTTCGCGGAATCCATGACCGGGACTTTGTTGTCGAACATCGTCCGACGTGCCAAAGTGAGATCGGTCTTGTCCGGAGTCGATGCGTCCACGTACCACGGCA